CTTAAAGCTAGAAGTAGACCGATAAAACGTGTCAACAAAGCTGCACCAAAGACTTCCACCATTTCCATTCAATCTGGAGATTCCAAGCTTGCACCATATTTGAAGGTGCTAAAGAGAAATATGTATCTTATTGGAGGTGAGGATCCTAATCAAAATTTTGGCTGGGTGACTTTCATTGCAGATCGTATAATGATAATGCCCCGCCATTTCCAGTTACAGATTGATTCCATGGCTGCAGAACTTGAAGAGGGAAGAGCACTCAAAATTGTTCTTCGAAATCCCTTTACCAAGCGTTCTGCTATTGTTCTCGATTGGATGTCTGATGTCGTAGAGTACGATTGGAATTTTGAAGAGGGTTTGATTCGTAGTGATTATATTTTTATGGAGATTAGCGAAACAAAGTGCAGAGTCCACGCAAACATTACGGATTGCTTTGTAGATGAGAAAAAGTTACGTGATGGAGAACGTTATTCTTCTATGATGGTTGTTGAAAGAGCAGGTGAGCTCGTATTCATGCTTCCAGATATCACAATCGATCACAAGAAAACAATCTATTTTTCTGAAGTTGTAAATGAGGATCATCAGCCTATTCAGGTTTACTCCCAGGGATTGATTTACGCAGCCCCCACAGAAAAAGGGGATTGTGGATCTTTACTTATGACTATTGATCCCAGACTTGGTCGTCCAACCATTTTGGGATTTCACACTGCTGGTAGCACCAGTGGAAAATCAAAGGTGACGATAGGTACATATTTGTCTCGCCAGCATGTGGACAGCACAGTCCAAGGGAGGGATCTTCTCTTGAAAGAAGAATCTTTTGAATGTGAGATGGTGCCTTTTGATGGTTTTAATGCTTTATTTGAAACTCAACAGCCAAGAGTTCCAAATGAAACAAAGATAGAGCCAAGCATCTTTAATGGTTCCCTTTGGCCAACAACCACCAAACCAGCACATCTTAGGCCGTTTAACGGTATAGATCCTGCCCACAAGGCACGAGCTAAATACGCTCACGATGAAGTTTTTGTAGATAGTGGTTGTCTTGAGTATTTGACACCTCTTGTAGCTTCGTTGGTTTTGGTCAACAATGTTTCTGCTCCTTGGAAACCACGGTTATTTTCATTTGAAGAAGCTGTATGTGGAATTGATGGTGTTGACTTTGCCGACGCTGTAAACAGAAGTACATCACCAGGTTATCCTTATATTTTAGAAAACAAGAGTAAAGGAAAAACCAAATGGCTTGGTTCAGAGGGTAAACCTGATCTGAACACAAAGTATGCCACTCAATTAAAACAAAATGTTGAAAGAGTCATCCAAGATGCCAAGAACGGCATCAGAGGTGAGCACATTTTCGTTGATTATCTTAAAGACGAAAGACGTCCCATTGAGAAAGTTGAGGAGGGTAAGACACGCCAATTTATGGCCTGTGGTATGGAC